CAATCGCTTGCGGTAGATCCGCGCCACCTTCTTGTCGATGTCCTTGAGCTTCGCCTGCAGCCGCTGGTAGTCCTCGGCCGAGACGTACTCAGCCATGGCTAGAGCGCGGTGTCGAGGGTGCGCTGCGAGATTGCGAGCAGCGGGTTCGTGTCGTTCTCCAGCGCCTTGAAGTTGCAGGAGGCGACCGTGACGTCGGCGTTCGGCTTCGGCAGCTCACCCTCCAGCCGGAGGTTCGCGACCGCAACCTGCAGGGTCGCCTTGCCGACGCTCAAGGTTTCGGCCTCGAAGTTGAGGACCAGCGTCAGGTCGGTGTCGGCGAGGTAGCCGTCCCGGTAGACGACGTCGGTGTACTCGATGCCGACCGTGCCCGTAACCGCAGCAATGCCGGGGACCGGGATGTTCTTCCGGCCACCGGTGCCGAACACGAACCGGGAGATGTTGGCGTTGCGGGCAACCTCGAGGCTCCAGTTCGTCACGTTCGCCAGGGCCGTGCCGCCGGTCGCCAGCGCGGTCGTGGTGGCCGGGGTGTACGTGCCGCCGAAGACCGAGGCGCCGGCGAAGCTGAACAGGCCGGCGGTGGTCGGCGGACCGGAGTAGGTGGCCAGCGCAGTGGCGGTCAGCATGTCCCGGGCGTCGACGTCGAACTTCAGCTGGAGGAGTCCGGCGTTGTCCATGCTCAGTCCCCACGAGGGGACGACGCAGCCGTTGTACGTCATCGGATCGATGGTGGTCGAGCCGTCGACGCCGATACGCGGGATGCCCTGCTGCATCGTGAACGGCTTGAGCACTCCGCCGAGGATGTGGTTCACCTGGTACACCGCGCCGGAGACGACGGTGTTGGCGGGGGTGCCACCCATCAGCTTGTTGAGCAGGTAGCCGAACCCGCGGCTCAGGACCTCGGTGTTGAAGCTGCCTCCGTAGTCGAAGTTCGGGGTCGCGCGGCGGGACCGGCGGTCACCGACCTGACCTGGACGAAGGGACTCGCCCTGCACCCGGTTGGGCCGGAAGTCCATGCCATCGCCGGGCTTGTGCTCGAAGCCACGGGTCACCGTCACGGGGGTGCCGTAGGTGGACTCGTCGCCGAGCATCAGCTGGTAGTCGAGAACGCTGCTCATCTCTTACTCCTTGGGCTTCTGCGGCGTCTGCCGCGGGGCGGGCTTCTTGACAGTGAGGGCCACGCCCTGCGACTGGAGGTCGGCCGCGATCGCGGCGGGAACTTCTGCGGTGTCCCCGGCCTTCACGCCAGACAGCCCCAACGTGGGGAAGTCCCGCGGATCCGGGTTGGTGAACTTGATCTTCACGGGGTCACTCCTTGAGTTGGGCTTCGAAGTCGACGGAGAAGCGGATCGCACAGGCGGCACTGCGGGAGGACTGCACCTGGTCGGGAAGGCCGCCGGTGAACGAGGTCGAGATCAGCCCATCGACGCCGCCCAGTCTCGTGTCGTTCTTGAGGATGCGCTGGACTGCGGCGATGGTCGCGAACGCCCCCTGGCGGGCCGCCATCTGGTCACCAGAGCCGTCGTAGCTCAGTGCGATGCAGTTGACCGTCCCCGACTCCCTGCGGCCCGCAGTGGTCGACATGTTCCAGACCTGGTCGAACTTCCCGGCGTCGGAGTCGTCGCGTCGGGGGTCGCCCATGCCGATGAACAGGTAGTGCTCGGCGTCGTCACCCTCAGGGCCCGGGCCATCGATGACGGCCCGGTCGGGGAGGGCTGCAGTGCAGAGCTCGAGGAGGGCGTCGACCACGTCCGGCCAGATCGAGACGTCAGCCATTGCCGATCGCCCCTCGGATGATCAGGTAGTCGTGACCGACGTCGAGCGCGGCGTCCGGGACGAGGAAGCCGATGCCGGTGATAGGGTCGTCGGCGGAGATGTTGAACCGCTTGGCCACCCGCAGGTACTGCTGGCTGATCAGCTTGGCCATCACGCGCGCCCAGGCCGGGGCCTTGGCATCAGTGACGGTGTCGTCGAAGTAGCCGGTCTGGTAGCTGACTGAGAGGTCGGCATAGATCGGCGTCCGGACCCTGTGCTTGAGCACCTGACCCTCGGCGATCCAGTCCGTGAGGAGGTAGGGGGTGGCCGGGTAGAAAGCACTCACGTCGGTGAGTCCGCGCGTCACGCGGTAGCGCAGGCAGACCTCGTCAGCGCCGGACACCTCGACGCGCTCGCCGGCGATGGCGGCCCACGCGATCGGGCCGCAGAGCTCCTCGACCTTCTGGCAGGCGATCTCCGCGGCGTCCTCGAACTTGTCCTGGTCGAAAGCCTGCTTGGCGCCGGCAGTGCCCCGCAGGTCCTCCGCTGTGATCCATGCCATGGAGGCCTCCTAAGCCGAAGGCCCGGGGCCGGCGCTCCGTGGGCGCCGGCCCCGGGGTGGGGATCGGATCAGGCGGTGGGCGTGGTCTTGAACGCCTTGAACGCGTTGGCGTCCTGCAGGGTGCCGTCCCAGCGATCGAAGGCGATAAACCCGACCTGGGCGTTCTCTGCGTAGCGCTCCGCCAGGCGGAGCAGGATCGCCGAGCCGGTCACGTTGCGCGTGACGTAGGCGGTGCGGATGTCGCCGTAGCCGAGGCTCAGGCTGTTCTGCGCCAGGGTGGCCATGTCGTTGTTCACGATGGCCGGGCGACCGAGCAGCATGTCCGGGGCACCGACCTGCACCGACGGCTGCCAGATGGGCAGGCCGGTGGTGTCCTTCAGCTTCCGGATCGCCTTGCGAACGCTCTGGTGCATCATGAACTTGGCATTCGGGCTGTTGCCGTAGGCCGGGTCGAGCGACTCCTGCAGGTCGATCAGGTCGTCGTAGGCGATGCCCTTGGTGGTGGCGATCGAGCCAGACCCGGTGACGCCGATGGTCGCGGAGACCATGATGCCGTCGGGGGTGGTGGTACCGGCGCCGACCGTGAACTTCGAGGACAGGATGCGGCCGATCCGCTCGCCGAGCTTGCGGGCCAGCCACTGCTCGGAGACGGTCGAGTCCTGCAGGAACTGCAGCGAGGCCAGGACGATCTTGCTGGAGAACATGTAGGCGTCGAGCTGGCTCTGCGTGAACGCCAGATCCTGCGCCGTGGCCGGGGAGTTCTCACCGAGCTGCTCACCGATGTTGCCGGTGTCGTCGTTGCCGGGCCACGGCATGGTGGCGCCGGACTCGGTGGAGATGAACTCCGACTCGGTGAGCATGGTGCCGAACGCCTTCATGGTCTCGACCATGACGGCCCGGAATGCGGGCGGGACGGTGAAGCCACCGGCCGAGCCGGTGCCGACCGCCGCGGCGTTCTTGACTTCCTGACGACGGGCGGCCATCAGCTGGCGGCCCTCGGTGCCCATGTCGGCCATGCCGAAACGCATGAACTCGTTGAAGGTCTCGGAGTAGGCCTCGTCGTCGCCGGACTCGGCGTGCGGTGCCGCGTCGCCGGGCAGCATGTCGAAGGTCTTCGACAGCTTGGCGTCGAGCGCCTCGTTCTTCTCGATCCGCTCGACCCGGTCGCCGATGCTGTCGACGCTGGTCTCCAGGCGGTCGTAGGTCTGACGCTCCTCTGCGGTCAGGTCGCGATCCTCGCGCTCGGCGAGGTCGATGAGGTCTCGCATCTGGCGAGCTTCGGTTGCCCGCTGCTCGCGGAGCTTGATCGTGTTAGCCACGGTGTTCCTTCCTTCCGCCCATGCGGGCATTCCCGGGTGGCCTGTTGCTGCCCGGGTGGTCTGGTTGTTGGGTTGGCTCAGGAGAGCCGGTGCGCCTTGTCGTTCACGTTCTGGCGGTCACGCAGGCGCTGCGGGAAACCACCCTTGGCGGCAATCAGCGGCGCCGGTGCCTCGTCCCTGTTGGAGTACTTCCACTCAGGCAGGGCGTTCTTGGCGTCGGGCGCGTCGGCAGGTTCGCCGGCGATCGAGTCGGCCAGGCCTGTATCGAGCGCCTCCTGTGCGGAGTACCAGGACTCGGCGAGCATCGCGGTCCGCCAGTCCTCGGTGGTGCCGCCGGCCTTCGCCGCGTAGATGCTGGCGATATTGTTGCTCAGCCGGTCGAGCAGGTCGCCGGCCTTGCGCATGTCGGTGGCGTCGCCGATGGTGATGCCCCACGCGTCGTGGATCATCAGCTGCGAGTTCTCGCCCATGATCAGCTCGTCGGCGCCGGCAGCCAGGAAGCTGGCAGCAGAGGCGGCCAGCCCGTCGACCACGGCCACCACGTTGGCCGGGTGGGCGCGCAGCTGGTTGAGGATCGCGACTGCCTCGAAGACCTCGCCTCCGGGGCTGTTGATGTGCAGCCGGATGGTGCTGGTCTCGGTGGGCAGCTGCGCGAGGACGGTGGCGAACTCCTTCGAGCTCACACCCCAGTCGCCACCCCAGCTGTCGATCGGGTCGTACAGCCGGAGCACGACCTCGCCGGGGACGTCGCCCTCGGCCGGCGGCACGTAGTTGAGCACCGAGGCCCGGGTGCCCGGCTCGGGGATCGCGTTGCGGAAGCGGTAGCGGTCAGCCATGTCAGGCTCCTGTCGTGGGATCGGTCGCACCGAGGGCGACCATGTTGAGGGGGACGTAATGGGCGTCGCCACCGGTGACCGGGGGCATGTCCTCGAAGCGGAGGATGTCGTTGATCGACAGGGCGCCGATCATCCACATCTCGCGGTAGAAGGCCGAGCGTGCCGCCGAGTCGCCGCGTAGCAGGCCCTCGACGCCGAACTTGGCGTAGGCCGGCTCGGGGGGCAGGAGCTTGGTGAACCGCTGCTCGAACCGCTCCAGCCAGGACGAGAGCGTGAACTTCAGGAACCCGATCTGCTGCTGCTCGATGCCGGTGCCCCAGCTCGTCGACTTCTCGGTCGAGTTGAGCATGAATGAAGGCACGCCATACCAGCGCCCGACCTCGTCGATCTGGAAGGTGCGGGACTGGAGGAACTGCGCGTCCTCGGGTGGGATCGTCAGCTGCTGGTACTTCAGGCCGCCGTCGAGGAAGATCGTCTCGAACGCCTTGTCCAGGCCTTGGCGCTTCTGCTTCCACTGGGCACTGAGCGCCTTCATCTGGGGATCGCCGAGTGACTTCTCGGTGGTCACGATGCCGGTCGACAGGGCGCCGTTCGCGAACAGCCGGGCGCCGAACTCCTCGGCAGCGAGAGCCAGTCCGAGACCCTGACGTGCAGCCTTGATCGCACTCATGCCCTTGATGCCATCGAAGCCGAAGCCGGGGATGTGCAGGATTCGGGCGCGTGGGTTCTTCTGGCTCAGGTCCGCATCGAACAGCGGGCCGGGGATCGTCTCGACCTCGTAGAACTTGATGCCGTTCTTGCGGTCCGGCTTCACGGTCGACGGGTGCAGGGGCAGCAGGTAGGGCTTCCCGTTCCCGTCGTAGGTGAGCAGGCAGTAGGCGTTGCCCCACAGCAGCACGTGGCCGAGCAGCAGCTCCATCCACTCAAAGCGGGTCATGTCGGGGTGTGGATTGCTGAGCAGCATTGCCGCCCGGCTGCCCGGGGGCATTTGCTCGCGCGCATCGCCTACGGTCTTGTAGGCGTGCAGCGGGAGCGCCGCGATCGTGCCGGCGATCAGGTTTACCGCACGCCATACGGCGGCGATGGTGAGCGACTTCTTCTCGTCGACGAACGGGCCGGCATTCGTGGGCAGGCCGTTGAACAGCTTGCCGACCTCGGCGGAGGAGATCGGGGTTGCGGGGTTCTCCAGCGAGTTGCGGACGAGCGGTGCGAATCGGGTCACGAGACCTCACCCCCTTCGGGCTTCTCGGGCTTCGGTGGGGTGAGGGCTGCGGTGCGGATCAGGATGACGCCGGCGACGATGGCCAGCACGGCGCCGACCATGAGGGACCAGGGCCAGCCGAGCAGGACGCCGGCGGCGACCATGGCAGCAATGCCGCCGATGATCACCAGCGCGATTCCGAGGTCTTCCACTGCGGCCTCCTTCACCAGATGTGGGGGCCGGACTCACCGACCCCGGACAATGCGGCGGTCATCGCCACGACAGGACCGATCTCGCCGTCGGACTTTCGACGACCCCACCGGTTACGTTCCTCACCGACACTGACCAGCACCGCGGAGGCGACGGCCAGATCGAGCTCGACCTGGCCCAGGTGGACCAGCTCGTCCATCGCGATCGCGTCGACCGTGTCGGCCACGGCCTCGGGCCAGTCGCCCGGCTGGATGTACTCGACCCGGAAGCCGAGCGACTCCAGCCGTGGGCCGAAGGTCTCGGCCTGGCTCTTGGCGAGGATGCGGACACGGGCACCGGGGAATGCCTTGGCCAGCTTCTTGAACCGCGGCAGCAACCACGTAGTGCCGGGTCGGTGGTCGAGGCTCAGCTCGCCGTCCTTGCCCTTGCGGGTCGTCAGCTCGACATGCTTCTTGCCGTCAGGGTTCAGGCCGGACGCCATGATCGAGGACCACGACCGGACCGGGTTGACGTCCAGGCCGAAGACAACTTCGCCGACGATGTTGGAATGGAGCGCCACCTCGGCGCGTTCCGGGTCGGTGGCGTCCGGCCCGAGTTCCTTCCATGCGTCCTCGTCGATACCGACCAGCGCGTCATCCCCGGTCGGCTCATCCCAGTAGCCGAGCCGTTCCCGGCCGAACTCGCCGGGGTCGAGCGAGCGCCGCTCGTCCCGGACGTACTGGATCGTGATGCGGCCGCGGTGCAGGCCGACACTGCCGCGCCACCATCGGGGCTCGTCGTCGTAGCGGCAGCCGGTCACCTGACCGTAGATGTGCGTGCACTCCGGCCCGGCCGCGCACTCGCCGCCGAGGTCGTCACAGAACTCCATGTAGAACAACCGGGGCTCGGCGGCCAGGTCCATCGCGCGTCCGCGGTCCCGCAGCGAGCGAGCTCGAGCGGATCCGCCCAGCCCGGCCGACGTGGCACCCAGTCGCTGCGCGTCGGGGAACGTCGACATGGCGGGCATCAGGGTGCCCTCGTGGGTCTTGGTGACGTACAGGTACTCGTCCCAGATCTGCTTGGCGGACTTGCGCCCACGGCCTGCCCGGGTCGAGCGGGTGACGAACGGGAAGTGGCGGCCGCGGTTGTACTGGCCACCCTTCAGGATGATGTCTTCGGAACCCTCGCCGTCCTTCACCTGCAGCACGTGACGGCTCAGGGTCGGGGTTCCCTCGATCCGGCCGGCCAGATCCTCGAAGTTCTCCCGGGCCGTCTTGTGCTGGTGTGCCGACCATGTCGCCGCCGGCTCGCAGGTGACGAACATCCAGCCGAGGAACACCTGCTCACACAGCACCGACTTGAACGTCTGCCGGCCACCGACCACCAGGCCCTCGAACACCACCGGCAACCCGCGCCGCTCGCCGAACATCGCATCGATGCCCAGCTGCTGCTCGAGGTCGGGCGGGATCTCGGCGACCGCCGCAATGTCGGCCACCTTCGGGCCGAGCGTGTAGTCCCACGGCGGGGTCAGGAGGAAGGCGGGCTGCAGGAGGTCAGGTGCCGGCATTGGCGTACTGCTGCCGGATCGCGATGACGTCGGCCTGCACCGTGCCGACCAGGTCGTTCTCGGCGTCGGGCGCCTTCTCGCGCAGGGCAGCCGCGGTCAGGAGCAGCAGCTGCTTGGAGGCGGCGACCAGGCCTGCGCTCGTGTCGTTGCCGGAGTCGATGCGACGGGCGAGAATGACGGCCTGCTGGCCGACCGAGGTGTCGAGCGCGTCGCCGAGTTCACGGGTGAGGGTCTTCTCGACCCCGCCGGCGCCGGGATTCGGGGGCGTCCGCGGGGCCTTCACGGATGCCTTACGACCTACAATCGACACGACCGTCGCGTCGGCAGTTAGCTGGGCGTTGGCGGCGTTCCGCGCCTTCGCCTTGGTTGCCGCCGACCGGCAGACGTCCGAGCAGAATCGGGCGGTCGATCGCTGGGCGAGGTACTCATTGCCGCACTGCTCGCAGGCCTTCAACATTCCGGCCTCCCCGTGGGTTCGCTAGAGGTTCGGTAAACCTGGGCAGGCCCGATCTGGTGGGTTCGGTAAGGCTTTGGTTCGTCTGGATGTTCCTTCG